TGGGGGCGATGAGGGGCGTGGGCGGGGGTGGCCCCGCTGGCATCGCGTCGCTCTTTGCCGGTGGCCAGCAGGGCGCGTGGTTTGACCCGTCAACGCTGGGCACGCTTTTCCAGGACACCGCTGCTGCGACCGCCATTACTGGCGCTGGGCAATCTGTTGCGCGCATCAACGACAGGTCTGGTCGGGACAACCATGGCATCCAAGACACGGCGTCCAAGCGACCCACTTATCAGACCGCACCGGCTCGGCTAGCGTTGGACAAAATTGACGACGTGATGCTTGTCACGGTTCCCGCTGGCGGGTGGACCGGCACGATGGTTCTCGCAACAGACGTAGGGACGGCTTCCTATGAGGTGACAATCCCTGCGGGAGCCTATGAAATAGGCGGACGAGACAACGGTAAATACTTCCCTGGCGGGGCGCTGGTGGGACAGGTTATTCGCAACGGCTCACTGACCTCTGGCGAAAAGGCCGCAGCCGAGGCGGAAATGGTTGCGAATGGTGCGGTCGCCAGTTACGGCGCAGTTACCAACATGGCACTTTTCTGGAGAAACAGAGCGGAAGTCACGCAGTTTCCTTTGATTGACACGTCGGCATGCACAAATCTTACCTCTGCGTGGGAGAGTTGCTCAAACCAAGTAACGGTGCCATCTTATGACACGTCTTCCGTTAATAACTTCAGATCGGCGTGGTATGCCAACAGCAATATCGTGACCATGACTTTGCTTGACACATCTTCCGGCAGTGGTTTCGTGTTAACTTGGGCTAACTGCACGTCACTCACCAATTTTCCAGCAAATTTCTTTGACGATATAAGCGGTGGCGACTTTGACTATGCCTTTTACAGCACGAATCTTTCGGAAGCCAGTATCGACAACATTCTAGTTTCGCTTGTCGCCTCGGGCATTGCGGCGGGGACGAGGCGTTTCTTACAGACCGGCGGCTCGGCTCCGTCCGTGGCTGTAGGACAGCCCGCAATCGACACCCTGCGCGCTCGTGGGTGGACCGTCATTGTGACCGGGGGATACTGACATGAGGATCACAATCGCCTGCCCCGTCGCAATGACCCCCGACGCCAACCATCTCGCAATGGTCCTCGCGTTCGGTCCCGCGGACGCCCTGACATATAACGGCGGCACATGGCAAGACGGCGCTGGGAATCTGTATTCCGCTGCGTCGGGTGTAATCGGCAGCCAGTTTTTAGGGCTGGCAACGTCGCCACTCGCACGGCCCTCATGGGACACTGGCAACGTGGTCAACATGGCGGGGGCCGCGCGCGCTCAGGCGGCGGTTGCACTCATTCAGGGGGACGCCAGCCCGCTTGCATCGCCCACTCAGATTACGGCGATCCTAGGTGACGACGGGCTTGCCGCCCTTGCGCTGATGGGCTTGGTTCCGGTAGAGGCCGCCCCATGATCCTCGCGCGCCTACGCGAATTGATCGCATCGTTCGGCACGTCCGACGGCGACACCCGCCCGACGCCCTACGCGGTCGCCTCGACGCAAGCATCCCACGGGTGGATCGGCGCATGGACCGCCCTCGGCGCGCTTGCGCTTGGCGCTCCGCCCTGGCTCGCCGTCACGCTCGCCGTAGGCTGGTGGGGCGGCGTCTGGGAGGCGGCCCAATACCTGCGCACACCGACAACGCGCACGCTCCGGGATTGGCTTCTCGGCGACCTGCCAGCCTATGCCACAGGCGCGGTGGCCGTTGCGTTCGTGGTCGGTGACGCGGTGGCCGGGCAGTGGATCGCGTGGCTGTTGGCGACTCCGTTTGTCGCCTTAGGCCCAATCGTGTCGGCGGCAATCTTCGGGAGGGTCCGCGATGAATGATGCAGCCCGGCGCATGATGGCATCGGCAAACACTGAGGCGTTGTTCGCAGCCGCCCATGCATCAATTCCCCTTGAGGCGCGCAAAGCCGAATTGCTCGCAAAGATGCGCCGTCTGCACTACAATGCCAGCGTCGCGCAGGGGTTCACCGCCGACGAAGCGTTGACGTTGTGCATGGACGCGGTGGGGATGGAATGACAAAGCGCGACACCCGCAAGGCGTTCCTGAAGCTGCTGGATGAAACCTGGCCGGGCGTCCGGTCGGAATTTGTCGCGGCCATGCGCGCCGTCCAAAGCCAAGCGGACATGAAGGCGCTTGAAGCGGCGATCGCGCGCGGGGATGTGGACGCAGCGTTTCGCGCGCTACGGTTCGATGCGGCCGATCTGTTCACGACCGACACGGCCATCACAGCGGCCCTGTCTGCTGGCGGCAATTATCAGATGGGCGCGTTCCAGACCGCCACCCGCCGCGCGCCGGTCGGCAGGCGGGTTGTTCAGTCTTTTGGAGGCCGGAACGAGCGGGCCGAGCGGATTGCGCGGGATCTAGGGTCGAGGCTTGTGACTGAGGTGGTGGACGACACCCGCGTGATGATCGCCCAAACGATCCAGTCCGGGCTTGTGACTGGCGCAGGGCCGCGCAGGACCGCTCTGGACATTGGCGGGCGCATCGTGAACGGCACGCGGCAAGGCGGCCTAGTGGGGCTTACGAGCGGGCAGGCGGGCTATGTGCAAAATATGCGTGGTGAATTGGCCGATCCGGTCGGCATGGGAAACTATTTTAGCCGCACGCGGCGCGACAAACGCTTTGACGGGATCGTGCGCCGGGCCATTGCAGACGGCAACCCTGTGGCGCAGGCGGACATTGACCGCATGGCCGGCCGATATTCGGATCGGCTTTTGAATTTGCGCGGTGAAACGATTGCCCGAACCGAAACGCTCAAGGCGCTGAACGCCGGGCGCCAAGAGGCGCTCGACCAGTTGATCGAAAACCCCAACAATGATGTTCAGGCGGGCGACGTTGTTCGGGCGTGGGATTCCACGGGCGACGCCCGCACGCGCGACACGCACGCGGCTGCGGACGGGCAGGTGGTGGCACAGGGCGAGCCGTTCACGGTTGGTGGCGCGTTGCTGATGTATCCAGGCGACACGTCCATGGGCGCGCCTGCAGAGGAAACAATAAATTGCCGATGCTATTCTGACATCCGCATTGATTTCTTTGCGAGGTTGACCTGATGGTCAGATATACAATGGCCACGCTGGATCAATGGACGAAAAAGACGCAGGGCCGGATCGATGCAGTGCTGAAAGACGCAACGCAGACGGTTATCGCAGTGGCTCAGGTGACAACGGCGAAGGGCGGTCGGATGCCTGTCGATACGGGCAATCTCCGAAACAGCCTGATATCCTCGGTGGCCGGTGGCGCAATGGGTCAAGGTGCGGAATCCTACGTGATGGCCGCGGCGGGCATGACTGGCGGGGACGTTGCGACTTTCACATGGACTGCTGAATATGCAGCAGCGGTCAACAATGGCAGGAATGGCCGCCCCGGCGCGCACTTTGTTGAGGGCGCGGTCGATCAATGGCCCGCGATCGTGCGGGCGTCCATCGCAAAAGCAAAGGCTCGGGTGAGATGAACCACAAAGAAATCAAAACCGCCCTGCGCACGCGCCTTGCCGCCACGCCGTCCGCGCCGCCGATCGTATGGGGTGAGAACGCGCCGGGCGTTTACGACGCGGATGCGCTGCAATACGTCACGCCTGCACCGCCGTATTGGCTGGCGTATTTCACCCACACCCCGCCTGAGCGTTTCGGATTGTCCAAATCAAGCCATACGGTTGTGAGGTTGTTCGTTGCGGTCTTTGTGCAAGAAGGGACGTTCGAAGACGAGGCGGATGAGCAAGCGCAGCGCATCATTGACCAATTCCCCATTGATCTGATACTGTCCGCAGGAAGCGGTCAAATTCAGGTGGCAGACATGGGCGATCCACAAGCGGGCAGCATTGACGGCGGGATGTTCCGCAAGAACGTGTCGATCCGTTGCCGCGCGATCTTCCAACGCACTCCATGAAAGGAAAATAATCATGGCACTTACCGAGGGCATTGGCGGATTCTTGTCCGTCTCCGCAGCCGCACCGGCCACTTACGACGCCTCTGGGTATGGCGCCCTGACGTGGGTCGATGTTGGCGAAGCGTCCGAAATCCCCGAGTTCGGCGCAGCCTATTCGCCCGTCACGTTCACCCCGCTGAAAACCGGCATCGTGAACAAATTCCACGGCGAGTTGAACTACGGTTCGATCACGGTCCCGCTCGGCTATGACTCCGCCGACGATGGTCAGATCATCTTGCTTGCCGCTCTCGTCTCGAAAAACGAAATTAGCTTTCGTGAGACGCGCAGCGATGGCACGGTTCGCTTCATCTCTGGCAAGGTGATGTCATTCCCCCGCGGCCAGTCGGTCGGGTCGGTGAACATGGCATCCTGCAACATCGAGTTCACGCGCGCCGACATCGAAGTGGCCGCGCCGTAATCCTGCCCCGGCAGGACGGGGGCGTGTGGCGTGGTTGACCCGCGCCCCCACCATCAACCTCAACCCCAGGAAGCAAACCAATGGATTGTTTCGATTCAGTCTCGGCAGCCGAAGCGGGCGCTTGGCTGCACCTCACCAACCTGCGCACCAAAGCCCCGGCCTACGTCACAGGCAAAGACGGCACGCCCGATCTGTCGAAGCCGATGCGGATCAATCTGATCGGCTTGGACGCCTCTGCGGGCAAGGTCAAGGCGCGCAATCGCGCAACCCAGATTCTGAAGCGGCGCGGCGGCAAAATGGACTTTTCAAAAATGAGTGCGGGACAAATCGGGGCTTTGATTGATGAAGGGCAGGAGGGCATCGTCCAATCTGCAGTTGACCAGACAATCGGCTGGGAAAACCTGAGCCTTGACGGCAAGCCGATTGAGTTTTCGGAAAGTGCGGCGTTCGATATCTACCGAAAATACCCATCGATTCTTGAGGAAGTGACCGAGCTTCTGAAAGATCGGGCCAATTTTTTCGCGCAAGCCTAGAGGCGCTGTGTCTCTGGGCACGTCAACACGCGTGGCTATGCACGCAGCCAAAGGATATCAAAGCGACGAGATGGAGCTTTCTGGAGCGCGCCGGTGAAGAACCGGACTTTCCAGAATTGCCTTTCCGTGGTTATCTGGCGGAATGGCTGATGGACTCGGGGCCGGTGATGCAGGGTGGGATGGGGCCGGTGGCCTTGTCCCACTTGGAGATCCAAGCATGGGCCGCGAATGTGGGCCTGACGTTTGAAGGCAACGAAGCCGAATGGCTCCAAAAGATCAGCGGTGCATATTCCGGTGAGTTGTCAGAATCAAACGGCAAAAACACACCGCAGCCGTTTAAGGAGTAGCCCGCATGGACGACGTTGGATCGGTCGGGATAGAAGTTGACAGCAGTGGCGTGCGCAGGGC